ATATCTAAGTATCCATTAGCTTGACCAGTAGAAAAATATGGGCTGAGTGCGTTATATGATGCCATTATAGTAATCCATTAATTCTTTGAGTTTTATTTGCTAACCAGTCTGGTACTGTTGCATCTAACATTTCTTGACGACTGTACATTGGCTTGCATGTTACACTGATTGTTGACTTAGTAGGAACGGCTGCTTGACCATATTGTGGATCATTTAGATAAAAATAATCTACGTCACCTGGTAAATCAGTCTTGACACTTGTTACTGCTATAGGAACATTGTCTAACATAAATGTACCATAAGCATGCAACCTACATACTGGTGGCGGGTTTCCTTTTAAAGGATCACTTCCGCCAAATCGACCTTTTGTTAATGCCCTTAACAAATGCAAAGATGCCAAGTAAGTCACGGCATCTGCTTTATTTTGAACAGTAAAAATTCCCTGTATGCTAATATCACCCACCATACTGTTTTTATAAAAAAATATAGCATAGTTACTGTGTATTGGACTTTGTCCAGTGTAATCTGCTTTGTGCTCTATACTAATTTGTGGTGTATATGGAAAAATAATTCCATGTGAGTTTTTTAAATTATCTCCATAGCCACTAGTAAATGCCTGTAGATAACTTGACGGCACTTCAATTCTAACCCTCATGTCCTGACGAGAGCCATTGAAATTAATAACAGGGGGCAGGGGTTTAACTGGATCTGAATTAATAGTTATTCGAGTACTACCATCTGGAGTTATTGGCTGATTAAATTTAGAAGATAATTGATCAACAGTACTGCCGCCAACATTTTCTGTTGTGGCGGCACCCACAATAGGTGCGTTGGCAATACGGTCTGCACTCAACTGCTGAGCTTCATTGACTGTGTTTGTACTACTGACGTCACCGTTGGTGTTGGTTATAAGAGTACTGCCGTCATCAAAACTTTGAATCGAGCTGCCATCTTCAAATACTTGTGCCATAGATAATTTTCCTTGTTACATTATTTAACCATAAATAATATGCTATTATTTAAAGTATTGGTTGACTTTAGAAAATTCTGTGTTAAACTGATACTGCACTATTACATATAGGAAAACAATAATAAGATGACTATGACCACAATCGCCCCAACGGGGAGAAAGGTAAAATACCTAAACAACAGAGATTTATTAGCAGAAATACACCGTTCAAAATGTTCTTATTCAAGTTTTACAAAACCTGAATACCAACAATATGATATTATTTTAGCCGATCTCAAGAAAGTCAATATCAGAACTATCGCAGATGCAAAAAGAGCTCGCGCTAAGAGATTAGGACTAATAGCATTTTCACAAGCCAGGGCTAGCGGCGACAAAAAGATCAAGCTAGCCGAATGTACTCCAGACTACAAAACTATTGCTAAAACAGATATTGTCATTCGTATTATGACATTTGAGCATATTCCACTTGCTCCTGGACGTAAAAAGACTGTTAAAAGCACCGCAGATGGTCACGAAAAAGTAAATTTCCCGCCATTCCAACATTGGAAATTTGACGATAATCAACCAGATCAATTGATTTGCGTAGGTAAAAGCCACTGGAAGGGTTCAATTGATACTGGCAAATTTGACAAAGATAATGGCAGAATCACAGAAAATCTAGGTAAGATGTTTATTAAACTCAGCGACAGATATGCACAGCGTAGCAACTGGCGTGGGTATACCTATGTAGAAGAAATGAAGGGTCAAGCGATTCTTCAGTTAAGTCAAATTGGTTTACAGTTTGATGAATCTAAATCAGAAAATCCTTTTGCTTACTATACTGCCGCAGTTACTAACAGTTTTACTCGTATTCTAAACATTGAAAAGAAAAGTCAAAACATCCGTGATGACTTGTTAGAAGAAAATGGCCTAACACCAAGTATGACTCGACAAAATAGCCAAGAGTATGCTGAAGAAATTGCACGGCAAGCAGAGATTTATAAAAACATGCGTATGCCAAAGAGCGAAGATGTTGATGACGAGGAAGAAACTGAAAACGACAACATTATTCCTTGATCTTTACTTACAGTCACGCTATACTTTTAAAGGGAGAATTATATGAACCTATTTAAAAAGGTAGCGTGTTTTACAGATATACACTTTGGTTTAAAATCAAATAGTGGCACACATTTAAAAGATTGTGAAGAATTCGTAGATTGGTTTATTTCAACCGCCAAGGAGCAAGGGTGTGAAACTTGCATATTCCTTGGTGATTGGAGTCACAATCGAAATAGCCTTAACTTGTTTACCTTAGATAGTAGTTTACGCTGTCTAGAAAAGTTAGGGGCGGCATTTGAAAATTTTTACTGGTTTCCCGGCAACCACGATTTGTTTTACAAAGACAAGCGTGACATTCATTCATCGGCGTTCGGTCGCCATATACCTGGGGTCACTGTTGTAGATAGTATTATGACCCAGGGTGATGTTACCCTAGTCCCATGGCTTGTCGGGGAAGAGTGGAAAACTATTAGCCAAGTCAACAGCCGATACATGTTTGGACATTTTGAATTACCGTTGTTCTATATGAACGCTATGGTACAAATGCCCGACCATGGTGAACTACAGGCTAGTCACTTTAAAAATCAAGAATATGTGTTTAGTGGACACTTCCACAAACGTCAGAATCGAGATAAGATCCATTACATTGGCAATGCATTTCCTCATAACTTTGCTGATACAGGGGATGACGAACGTGGTATGATGATTTTAGAATGGGGTGGAGAACCTCAATATATTAATTGGGAGAATTGTCCCAAGTATAGAACAACTAGTTTGAGCACTCTAATTGACGAGGCTGATACTATTCTAAAATCAAAGATGCACATCAAGGTAAACTTAGACATTAATATTACTTTTGAAGAAGCAAACTTTATTAAAGAAAAGTTTTTAACTGATTATGATATCAGAGAAATTAGTCTTGTTCAAGATAAAACCAATTTAGACGGTACCGTAGATACAAATCCAGATAGCCTATTTGAAAGCGTAGATCAAATTGTCACTGAAGGATTAGTTAATTTAGAAAACGGCGCTTTTGATAAAAACACACTCTTACAGATTTATAACGAACTATAATGTCATTTCACATCAAGAATTTAACAGTAAAAAACTTTATGAGTGTGGGCAACCAGACTCAAGCTGTAGACTTTGAACAATCATCACTGACACTTGTACTAGGTGAAAACTTAGACTTGGGTGGAGATGATACAGGCTCTCGAAATGGTACAGGTAAAACTACAATTATCAATGCGTTAAGTTATGCATTGTATGGCCAAGCTCTTACAAACATTAAGAAAGAAAACTTAATTAATAAAACCAACGGAAAAAATATGTTGGTTACTGTAGAGTTTGAAAAAGATGGAAACAATTATCGCATTGAACGTGGACGCAAGCCCAATGTTTTAAGATTGTTTGTCAATAATGATCAGCTAAAAACTGACGAAACAGATGACGATGCACAAGGTGATAGTAGAGATACACAAAAATCTATTGAGCAGATGTTGGAAATGTCACACACAATGTTTAAGCACATTGTGGCATTGAACACATACACTGAGCCATTTTTAAGTATGCGGGCCGCTGATCAACGAGAAATTATTGAACAGTTGTTAGGTATTACATTGTTAAGCAGTAAAGCAGAAGCATTAAAATCTAATTTAAAAGATACTAAAGATGCGATTGTAATTGAAACTGCCAAGATTGAAGCAACTAAAGTTGCCAACGATAACATACAAAAAAGTATTGATAGTTTAATTAACCGTAGAAACGCTTGGGAAACTAAGAAAGAACAAGACATAAACGGATTAATTAAAAGCATAGAGACTTTATCTACTGTTGATATTGCCAATGAATTAGATTTACATGCCCAACTTAAGGTATGGGAAGAAAATAATTCTAAGATTGTGGGCTTACAAAAACAAAAGGCTACATTAGAAGCCGCATTGATGCAGGCTGAAAAAGCCAGTGACAAGTATCAGAAAGAATTAGAAAAGTTAAAAGATAAGACATGTCCTGCGTGTGAACAAGATCTTCATGATCATAAACATGAAGAAATGAACGCTGTAGCACAAAAGCATTTTAATGAATCTGTAGAATATGGTATCAAAATTGGTAATGATTTAATTCCTATCTTGGATGAATTAGAAGCTATAGGTAAACAACCCAAACGTCCTATTACTTTTTATGACACTGAATCAGAAGCATTGGGTCACAAAAATAATTTAGATGCATTAGAACGTAAATTAACTGAACGTGCTGATGAAAATAATCCCTATGATGAGCAAATTGACGAATTAAAAAATTCCGCATTGCAAGAAATTTCATGGGATACTGTAAACGAATTAACAAAATTCAAGGATCATCAAGAGTATCTATTAAAATTGCTAACCAACAAAGATAGTTTTATTCGTAAAAAGATCATTGATCAAAACTTGAGTTATTTAAATAAGCGTCTAGGTTACTATATTGACAAGTTGGGTTTACCACATCGTGTTATATTCCAAAATGACTTGGGTGTAGAAATTACTCAATTGGGTCAAGATTTAGACTTTGATAACTTGTCACGTGGTGAACGCAATAGGTTAATTTTGAGTTTAAGTTTTGCTTTCCGAGATGTTTGGGAAGGCTTATACCAAAGTATGAATTTATTGTTTATTGATGAACTTGTAGATTCTGGTATGGATAGTGCAGGCGTCGAAAGTTCACTTGCAGTACTTAAAAAGATGACTCGTGAACGAAACAAAAACATTTATTTGATTAGTCATAAAGATGAACTGATGGGTCGAGTGAATAACATACTCAGAGTGGTAAAAGAAAATGGATACACTTCATACAGCAACAGTACAGACTTTGTTGAATGAGCCACTTGAAGAGTATAACAAGTTATACTCAGATTATTTGGCCTTGATCTTAAAGATACATAACTACAACACAAAGTTCCTTAGTTTCGATGCTCTAAGAGTTAGAGACGGGTATAAGTTGAGAAAACTTTTCAAAGAAATGAGAAAACTTCAGACTGAGTTATGGCGTACTTGCAAAGATGCAGATTACAAACACTGGGAATTAAATCCCCCAGTGCGCGGACGACCATTACAGGAAACTACTAAATGGCCAAGGCGTAAGAAAAAGAATGTGGCTCCACCAGGATCAGATCGTAAATGAACTACCAGAAGACTGTGTAGGGTTTGTGTACCTGATAACCAATCTAACAAATAATAGAAAATACGTAGGCAAGAAATTAGCAAAATTTAGTAAAACAACTTATAAAACAGTAAAATTAAAAAACGGCACAAAGAAAAAGAAGAAGATCAGAAGCAAAATAGATAGCGACTGGCAAGAATATTATGGATCAAGCAACGAACTCAGTGCAGATGTTGCGAACTTAGGCAAAGAAAATTTCAAAAGAGAGATATTATACTACTGTCGTAGTAAAGCAGAATGTAGTTACATTGAGGCCCGCGAACAATTCGACCGCAAAGTA